CAGCGGAGGCCGCTGGGGCCGACTGCATCATCATCGACTCGATTTCGCACGAGTGGAACGGGAAAGGCGGCGTGCTCGAGCTCTCCGACGAGATCGCCCGAGCGAAGTTCAAGGGCAACACGTGGTCGGCGTGGTCGGAGCTCACGCCCAGGCACCGGGCTTTCATCGACCGGATGCTGCGATCAAGTGCCCACATCATCGCCACCGGACGATCGAAAACTGAGACGGCGCAGGTGGACGATCACGGCCGTAAGAAGGTGGTCAAACTCGGGATGAAGATCGAGTCGAGGGATGGAGTGGAATACGAGTTCACGACGTGCCTCGACCTTATCCACGACGGGCACTTCGCGGTCGCATCGAAAGATCGCACTGGCATCTTCTCGGCTGATCCGAAGCCTGTGACGGTCGAGACGGGTAAGGCGTTCGCCGATTGGCTTGCTGGCGGTGCGGCCCAGGAGCCTACGGCATCACCGCTCGTCGAGACGATTCGCTCCACGATCGCAGCGGCGACCACCGTGAAGAAGTTGGGCGCGATCACCGACCGGCTCGATGCCCTTGTCTCGGAGGACAAGATCACGGGCGACGAATGGTCGGCACTCACCGACGAAGTCAACGCCAGGCACGACGATATCGAGCCGGCGGCAGTGTCAGACAAGTAGATCCACCACACCCCTAGGAGAAAGACCCATGCGATTCGATATGACTCAGGATGACAACGCCCCCGCCCCGGTCGAGACGGTCGACCGTCCGCTCGTGCCGCCGGGAACGCACGTGCTGACGATCGTTCATGCCGAGGAAGGCCCGAACGCGTACAAGCAGAGCGACGAGAACCCGGAAGGGCTCTGCCTCAAGCTCCGCCTGGGCACCGACGGCGGGCACAAGTTCGTGTTCGACGATCTGCCGCAGCACCTCGCGTGGCGGGCTCGGCAGTTCGCCGCTGCCCTCGCGATCGTGCCGGCGGGTGACGCTCTCGACCTCGTGCCCGACGAGCTCGTGGGCCAGAAGGTGACGGTCGAGATCACGCACTACACCAGCAAGGTCGGCAAGGTCTCGGCGGTCGTGAAGAAGTACGTGCCGGCGGTCGCCACGCCGAAGGCGGCACGAGCGGCGAGCCCGACGGCCGCGACCAGGCGGGCGGTGATGGCGAGCGTGCCCGATGACGAAATCCCGTTCTGATCAACAGGAGAGACACCGATGGCATGGCACGACGTTGGATGGCGTGGCCTGAAGCAGAAACGAACAGATGCCCAGCCGCATGGCCAGACGCGTCGATCATCGCGACGCGGCGGACGCTCCGCGGGAGTAGCGAAACCCACCACCGCAGCGAAGGGTCGGCAACCCAAGCCTCCAGCCGCCGGCTGACTTCGCGGGATGCCCCACCTCACGGGGCCAATACACAAGGAGGTGAGAGATGAAAGACACATTCCGACGCGACTTTGAGTCGATCGACGAGTTCCGCAAGCGAGTGGCTCGCGAGGCTGCCGACCACGCGACGTTTGAGCCCGACATCGGCAAGGTGCTCGAGGCGGAACCGCGCGAGCCGGCGAGCGATCTCGTGAGCGACGAGATCAAGGATCTCGACGGCTTCCGCTACCGGGTTCGCGTCTACGCGAACGGAACGCGGATCACGACCTCGATGCAGCACTACGGGACTCCGCCGGTGGGCGGCGATTTCCTGCGGCCAGGCAGCGTTGCGGCGATGGCAGCGTTCAAGGCGGGGCGGGAAGAGGAATACATCGACCGCATGCGGACGCGGCACGGGGGTGAGTGGTAGTCGGCAGTTCTCGGAAGGCAAAGGAGTGCAAAGTTGATCACACGCAATCAAGAATACGGTGTCTTTCTCGCCAGCAAGCAACAGGCAGAGTGCAATCACGGGTTCTCTCCCGATCTGCTCCACGACTTCCTGTTCGACTTCCAGGCCCATCTCGTTGAGTGGGCGTGCCGGAAAGGCCGCTCTGCAATCTTCGCCGGCTGTGGGCTCGGCAAGACGCCGACTCAACTCTCGTGGGCAGAGAACGTCGCCCGCAAGACCGGCAAGCCCACGCTGATTTTGACGCCGCTGGCGGTGAGTCATCAGACGGTGCGAGAGGCCGAGAAGTTTGGGGTCGAGTGTCATCGATCTGAGAACGGGAAGGCATTCCCAAACATCACGGTGACGAACTACGAGCGACTGAAGAACTTTGATCCGGCCGATTTTGGAGGCGTGGCCTGCGACGAGGCTTCCATCATCAAGCACTGGAGCGGCGCGACACAGAAGGCGGTGACGAGGTTTCTCAACAAGATGCCGTATCGCCTGCTCTGCACCGCTACCCCTGCTCCGAACGACTACATCGAAATGGGAACTCACAGTGAGGCTCTCGGCGAAATGACATACAGCGAGATGCTGTCGATGTTCTTCCGCCAGATCAGCGATGACGAAAAGAAACGCAAGGCATCAGCCGATGACGTGATCCACTCTCGTCGCCTGTCGTGGCGCGTGATTCAGTCGATCGGCGAATACGCGATGAAGCCGCACGCGTTCGAGCCGTTCTGGAAGTGGGTTTCTTCTTGGGCCAGGGCGTGCCGCAAGCCGTCCGACCTCGGGCCGTATGACGATGCGAGGTTCATCCTGCCCGAACTGATTCGTCGCGATCACACGGTGACTCCGCGGCGGGCACCGCCTGGGTTCCTGTTCACGATCCCGGCCTTCGGCCTGAATCAGGAGCGAGGCGAGCGGAGGCGGACGGTCGAGGAGCGGTCAGAGCTCGTCTGCGATCTGACCAGGGAATCGGACTGTGCGGTTGTCTGGTGCCAGTTGAACGACGAGGCCGACCGCATCGAGGCCGACGTTGCCGGTGCCGTACAGATCAAGGGCTCGCAAAGCATGGAAGAGAAAGAGGAGAGGCTCATAGCCTTCCTCGACGGCCAAGCCCGCGTGCTTGTCACGAAACCCAAGATCGCCGGTCTCGGACTGAATCTGCAGCACTGTGCCCACGTCGTGACGTTCGTGGATCACTCGTATGAGCAGTTCTATCAAGCCGTGCGCCGCTGCTGGAGGTTCGGCCAGAAGCGGCCCGTGACGCTCGACGTGATCGCCACCGAGGGCGAAGTGAACGTCCAGAAAAACATGGATCGAAAGGAACGCCTCGCGGATCAGATGTTCGAGGCGATCGTGCAGTTCATGAACGAGTCACAACGCGTGACCGTGAAGTACGGAAACAACGAAACGGAGATGCCGACATGGCTTGCCGCGACCAAGTGATCACCGACCAGTACGCGATCTATCACGGCGACTGCGTCGAGGTGATGAAAGACCTCCCCGACGAGTCTGTTCATTTCTCGATCTACTCCCCGCCGTTCGCCGGGTTGTACCAATACTCGAGCGACCCGGCCGACATGAGCAACTCGAAGAACTACGAGGAGTTCATGGAGCACTACGCTCACGCGGTTCGTGAGATCTTTCGGCTGACGCTGCCCGGGCGAATGACGGCTGTGCATTGCCAGGACATCCCGGTACTGCGACCGAAGGATCATCACCTCAATGACTTTCCCGGCGACATCATCCGGCTGCACAACTCGCTCGGGTGGAAATACACGGCCCGGTATCACGTTTGGAAGGAGCCGCTCACCGTTCGGAACCGGACGATGGTGAACTCGCTGCACCACAAGACGCTTTGCGAGGACTCGACGCGCTGCTCGATTGCAAACGCTGACTATCTGCTTATCTTCCGGCGGGCCGGCGACAACAAGGTGCCGGTGGAGCACCCGCTTGGCCTGACCAACTACGCCGGATCGCGAGAGCCGCCGCCGGATGTTCTCAAATACAAGGGGCACAAGGGAGACCAGCGAGAGAACGCGTATTCGCAGTGGATCTGGCGGCAGTACGCGTCCGCTTTCTGGGATGACGTGCGGATCGATCGCACGCTTGGAACCGGAGCCGGCTTGTATTCGGCAAACAAGGCCGACAAGGACGAGCCGGACGAGAAACACATGCACCCGCTTCAACTCGACGTGATCGAGCGGGCGTGCGTTCTCTGGAGCAACCCGGGGGAGACGGTGCTGACTCCGTTCCTTGGAGTCGGCAGCGAGGTTTACGGGGCGTTGCTGAATGAAAGGCGGGCGATCGGAATCGAACTGAAGCCGGCCTATTTTCGACAGGCCGTGAAGAACCTGAAGAAGGTAGTTCGGCACAACCATCAGCCGTCTCTTGCCGCCGCCGAGGAGGTTCTCGCGTGAGCGACTACTACCTCGACACGATCACCCGCGTCGCCGACCTTCCGCTCTTCCGGCAGTCGAACCCGGCGACGAGTCGCGCGGCTGCGGCCCGAGTGCGAGAGTTCGCCGGCGAGCACCACCGGGCGATCCTCGAGGCGCTTCGCGCGGCACCAGGCGGCGCGTCTGCGATCGCTGAACGCTGCGGCCTGGTCGCCCACCAAGTCGGCAAGCGGCTGCACGAGCTCGCGAAGGCCGGGCTGATCGTGGAGACGGGCCGGCTCGTCGAGAGCGCGAGCGGGCGGCGGGAGCGGGAGTGGAGGGTGATCTAGTTCAGACAACAATCGGAGCAGTGCAATGGAGTGCACGACACACGACAGCCACCTAGTGCGCAAGCCTGCTTCGGGAGGCAAAACGTAC